TCGTTTAATAATAGTATTTTAGTTTCATCATAATCGTTAAACTCTGATGTTTGTATATATGTTTTTATATCTTGTTCTATGTTATCTCTGTATAACAAATTATCTATTCGTTTCTTACTTCTACCTGCCTTACTTTTTACTTGTTTATATGCTAACATAATCATGGCATGTTTATATTCAGATAACAGCTCTTCCTTATTTGAAAGAATGGCTGCTACCTGAACATTATGCTTCAATAATGCATAATTCAAAAATCCTTTATCAGGAGTAAATGAATATGCGTTAAACGTGTATGATAAGTTAGAATACTTGCTTGGTTTACTAAACTGAATCGTCATCCTCGTCATCCCCAGTCTTTTTAGATGCTTTGGCTGGCTTTATCTGTAATGACACGTCAAAAACTAACGCATTATTTACTTTTTGCCGGTCTGTTTCCGATAACTTTGCTACAATCTTATCATATAAAATGTTTTCTGCTTGTGAAACAACATTAGGACAAAAGTATTGTTTAACCATACTTCCTTGTGCTGGTAGTGTTAAAATAGGCCCGCCTTTTTTCTTTTGTCCATTATGATTTGTGAAATTAGTACTACCTAATCTCGCTGTTCTGTTAGTTTGTCTATATTGCGAGTTAAGTGTCCAATGTCCAACACATTTATATTGTCTTGAACCCTCGTTTAACGTGCCAACATACCCACGATAAGAATATGTAGAATATAACTTTAATAACTTTTTAAGTTTTGATAACTTAAAGATAAACGGATGAAATAAAATCAAATCATCAAGAGCTTTTTGGTCTGTGCTTGGTGCTTTCTTTGGAGTTCTATGAAAAATTGGAAGATTAAGTTTATTTTCATTAAAAAGAATATCTCCTAATTGCTTTGATGATACTATATTAAACGTATCTTTATCATCAATATACTTATCAATTAGTTTCAATCCATCTTTATGTGTTTCTACAATTTGCTTCTCGTATTCAAGTTTAGAAGCTAAAAATCTATCTCTTGATAATATATAACCTTCACATGCCAATTCATTCGCTGTAAGAATAACCTTATGTGGAACCTTATAATAGAAGTTCCATAAAGATTTAGCCATATTCTTTTTTAAGAAATTGATAAGTCTTACAACAGCAAGAGCATCCATTGAACTATAAGGAGAAATTATTTCCAACGGAACATCTTCATAACCGTATGTCTTATTACCTAATGCTTCTTTTGCTGCCTTCCCTTTTGCTTCTTTCTTTTTCTTTGAAAAGATTTTAGTTTGTTCTTCAAGCCAATCTTTAATAGGATCTTTATACGCTGGCAAATTAATAAGATGTGTATTTTCTTTAAGAGCCGCAGATTTATTAGCATGATGAAACAAGTTAAGTAAAATCATAGTATCAGCCATAAAGTTCTTTGGCTGTCTACCATCGAACAATTCGTGTAAAACTAACAGATCATACGCAGCATTGTGAATGAACATTGGCTGTGTTGAATTAAAGAATATCTCTTCTGAATACTTGAATAATGTTTCTTTTGTAAATGTACACTTTCCAGAAGCAATTAACGCGTCAGAAGCAGGAATACACCATGCCTCATCTTCGTCAGATAACCAAGCCAAGGAATAGCAGAGTAATTTTGGTGCTGGGTCTTTGATGAACGGATTAAGAAAATTGGTTTCAGTATCAAATCCACATGGTTCTTTCATACATCTGTCTCGAAGATATATTAGGTCTTCTTCGGTAGTAGCAGTATACAATTTTTGCGGTCTACTTTTAACCAAATCAATTTCGGCAATTTTCTTTTTTAATACATCAAAGTGCTCACCATACATATACTTATCAGTGTAAAATAACTCATTTACACTATGATTATCTATTACAATCGGTATTACTTTATCTTTAATGTTAACTGTATCGCCTATCTCTGGAAAAAATCCGCCAAGTTCAAGTCCGTAATGAAAAATAATATCCGGATTAAACTCATATATTTCATTACTTATCTCTTCCGTTAGTTCAGAAGAAATAAACATTTTGGTTTCTAAACTACAACTTGGCGGGTTCGGGACAAACTCGTTTAATAGTCTTAATGGTTTACTATCTCGTAATTCAGGTTGCCCATGAACCAAGATAGCAACATTTACTGTGTTAGTTTTCATCTAAAACTTTCATACGGTTAGCTATATACCATTTACCGCCTTGGGCAATGGGTCTATTAATTTCCACATAATCCTCAATTTCAACCTTAACCCAAATCCTACCAGTCATAGATAAATGAGGAGCTTTTGGTTGGGCGGTTGTGTGCCAGCCTTTACGTGGAGCAAATCCTTTTGTTTCGTGTAATTCAGCCTGATACCATACATTACGTTTCAATCTTAATTTTTTGTTAATAAATAATGGGGCAATATCACCATTTTTGAGCAATCTAAAAAGCTTATAAGCAATCATGTATTAAACAACCTTATCTACGGTAAACTGAATAATGCTTGCTTCAATTACTTCTGAAAGTTTAATGTTTGGATTTTCTTTTGAAAGTTCAGCAAATACAGTAGTTATAACCTTGCGGGCATCATCCTCACTCATGTATCTTACAAGGCGTTCGAGATACGGTTTATATACTTCTCTTGGGAGAAAATCGCTAACAGGGTCATCAGAAGCACACTCTGAATTAGCATAGGCTTTTGTAGCGGTAGTATTAATTAGAGGTTGATTTGAATATTTTGCTGCTTGTGCCTTATTAAATGCTGTCTGTGGCTTAAACACTACTTCTGATTGATCTTTCATAAACGGAATTCTTGCCATATTTTTACTCCTGATATATAGTATCGTATTAATATATATTAAAATTAGTCCATATCGTCATCTGCGCGAAGTCCAAGCCATACTGGATGCCTTGGCTTATCTTTAACACCAACAGCAAAATACTTATATTTGAAAATAGAGTTCAGATATTTAGCTTGGTTATCCCAGATTTCTCTTCTCATTTCGTCGTTCAACCCAGAGCCAACACGAAGTTCTACACCTGTATATATATCAACTGCTACAATAGTTCCTAATGTTCCCTTACCAACCATGTCATCTTTCTTTGAGGTCTTTTCTTTAAGCCCCAAAGCGTTTATAGTTGAAGCAGCGGTGTTCTCCATAAGCTCTTCAAAACCTGTAATTCTGGCTTCGCTATCACTAAACCTCTTTAATTTCAATAGATAGCCTTCTTTATTTGTGCTTCTACCGAGTTTATACGGCCCACTATCAGACCTAATAATAATACCTTCAAATCCCTTATTCAAACATTCTTCTTCAAAATCTAGTAGTTCTTGTTTATTATTAAGTTTTTTAGGAAGCAGTTTAACAATACGCGGATCGTTAAACGTTATGCTTTCTAATAGTTCCATACGTTTTTCATAAGAAACTGTCAAATCGTCTTCAATTACATCAAAGATATAATAGATAAACTCTGGCTGACCATCAAATGACATAATATTGTGTGTAGATTCCTGAAAATTGAAATCTTTACTTGACACAATCTCGCCATCGAACTCTCCGGAAAAAATTTCAGAGTTTTTCGAAGCCAAACACAAACTCTTTTCTAACTCGTTGCGGATGTATGTGTTAGGTATCTTTTTCAGTTTCCTACTTTTCACTAATTTATCCAAAAACAAGCAGCGAATACCGTCAAGTTTCGGTGTGCCATATACTGGATATTTAATGTTGTCAGTATCTTCTGGACTTAACGTGGCAGCTAACATGGGTCTTGTAATTTTACTCATTTTTATTTTACCTCTATGATTTCAAATAGTTCTTGATGATATTTTAAGTAAATTGGTGTGTTACTATCTAAATATATTAAATAAGCACAGTTTAATATACTCTCACAATCTATGCGTGATGTAGTTTCTAATATATCACCATAGAAATAACTTATATGTTTATCATATTCAGAAAAAGGAAAGGTTTGTTTATTACTATGTCTGTTGGTAATATATAAATACGTCCCATTTTCTATACATAATATCCTGTATTTACTCATCAGGGACCTCTATTATCTCAAATAATATTGGATTTTGTGTCATATTAAGTCTAATTCCATTTCCTAAAAACAAATATTCATGACGCATTTCGTTTATTACTTTTTGTATCATACTAACATGTGGTCTTTCAAATATTTTAAACTCGTTTCTACTGCACTTAACTTCCCAACCTGTATAAAGAAAACTGCCATGTAAGCTTTCATATAAATATTCACCAGTCTCAATTATAAGTACTCTATACATTAAGGAACCTCTACAACTTCAAATATAGCAAGGTTATCTTTCATATGTATTACAGTATACGAGTCATTAAACGGAATGCGTATAGTATTTTCGTTTCTAATATTTCTTGCTAAAAATATTTCAGCACGTTCTTTTGACTGAACTTCATAGATATTATACACAGTAAAATCAGCATGTTCCAGCTCTAATTTAGAAAATAGGCTTGCGAACTCATCTAAACCATATCTGCTGTATAAATATTCCCCAGTTTCTATACATAATATCCTGTAGTTACTCATATGAAACCTTTATTATCTCAAACGCAGCGAGATTTTCAGTGCGAAAGTCTGCGTAACCGTTTCCACAACTTATTAGATAACCACAACGCAAGTAGTCTAAAGCGTCTTTACTACTATCAAATAGTCTAATTTTTATTTCAATTTTTTCTTTATCTACATTTTCTAATTCATAACAGGAATACGGAGCAATTCCATTCATGCTATAAAGAAAATCACCACTCTCAATAAATACTATGCCCCATTTACTCATCAGGAACCTCTATTATTTCAAATTTTTCTTTGTTTTCTTTGAGAACAATACTGACAATTTCGTTATTATAATCATAGTAATTAAACACTCATTTAGCCGGACTATCTTCATCAAAATATTTTTCTAATTCACTTCTATATTTTTTATAATCTACATATATTCCTTCTTCGATGTACAATAATTTATACATCCGGAACCTCTACAAGTTCAAAAAGTTCAGGATTTTTTCCAACACATATCCAACCGTAAATGCTACGTATGGAGTTTCTTATACCATGTTCTTCAAATCTTATCAAAATATTTTCTTTACTATCTTCATATATAGGAAAGTCTGATTTATCGGAAGCATTTACAATCTCTAATTCTGAATATATTTGTTCTTTATCTATATCTGTATGTAAAAATTCTCCAAATTCTATATAAAGTATTCTATATTTACTCATCAGGAACCTCTACTATTTCGAACCTTATTCTATTTTCTTTGAACATTATAAGCTCATTATTTTTCCAAAAACACCATCCATTATCTTTTGAAAAGAGTTCTTCTAAATGTTCTTTTGTAGTATATCTTGTTTTTATATATTCGCCATCTTCTATGAACAATAATTTATATTTACTCATCAGGAACCCCAACTATCTCAAAGATTTCTGGGAATTGCAGTCTATCTATTTTTTTATCTGAAAATAATCTATATTGTTGGTCGCCATGCTCTACCCGTTTATAAGCTATTTTAATATCATTTGTTTCGTATATTTTACAGCTTTCTTTGTCAATTCCATAAAAGCCTATCTCGTATGGAGAATATAAAGATCCCATATTTTTTCGTTCAAGCAAAAATTCACCAGTCTCAATTATAAGTATCCTGTATTTACTCATCTGAAATCTCCACAATTTCAAATATACTGAGGTTATTTTTAATTAAGATAACCTCATGCTTATTACCATTTGGAATGCGTATTGTATTACATTGTGTTGCGTTATTGTTGAAATACATAGTAGCCTCGTATTTGGAAGACGTTTCAAATACTTTATATATAAGAAAATCAGCATCGGCTAACTCTGTAACTGAATACAAGAAAGGAAATCGCGACCCTCCTTCTCTGCTATATAAGTAATCACCAGTTTCTACACAAAGTATTCTATATTTACTCATCAGGAACCTCAACTATCTCAAATAAATATGGATATTCTTCATAATAAAAAGACTTGGCGCACTGTCTTTTAACACCATATCTATTTTTTAATCTTTCTAACAAATCTTCCAAGTTATCTCTTTCAAGTATCTTAAATCCTTCGTTTAAGTATCTTCCTTTCTCTATGAACAATACTCTATATTTACTCATCAGAAACCTCCGCCTCTTGTATTTCAAAAGAAGCTCTGTCTTTTATACAAAAGTATGTATTTCCATTAATTATAACATGATATCTTTCAGACATACTGTTATTGGCATCATATGTAAAATACCTGTCTATATCTTCCTGGTAAAAAAGTAATGGTGTAATAGATCTGTCAGTTTCACATACATAACAACCTTCATCTATAAGAAGAAGTTTGTATCGCTTTTGTTTAATCATAGCTAATCCTCTATATTTAACAGAGCATTATAACATTGAATAAATACATTGTACATATCATATATAGAAATATACCCAATAAACATATTCTTATAATAGATTTCAAGTATCTCTTCATCTTCTTCGACAGTCTTAAATTTAATGAGACTGTTAGATAGATTATTAAGATTGAACTTTAATTCTTTATCGTAAAATCCAATGAAACTTTTTGGTAATCCTTTATTGGTAATTGGAATAATAAAATCAGAACATAGACAAATAGCTGGTCTGCCATTATCAAGTTCAGTATAACTAACTGACATTAGTTCGTGCGACATTATGTTATTCCTCTGTCTCTATTAGTTGAAACTCGCTATTTTCAAACTTCCAATCCTGTTCAAAATTATTAATTCTTCTAACTTCTGTATACATATAGTCGTACGAAAGATAGCTAATAATTTTCCATGCTAATTCTTCTACTGAATTGTTAATCAAAAAAGTCGATGCTTTACTAGCATTTTCTATAATTTCAGTTATTTGATTTTCTTCGGTAAATACTTTTATATACTGTCCAGATGGTATATGTAGTATTTTCATTTATACCTCCACTAACTCAAACTCCGCTTCTGTAAGTGTATCTATTGTTTTAAAGTCTATTTCAGCATTTTTGTATAATGCTCTGTTAAATATAAAATCATTATCTGGGTTTAGTTTACTGTAATTTACTATTGTGGATATAATTTTTTCATATGTCCGAGAAGCAGTAACTCTACCAACCATTAGTTCTATGGGCCAACAAATTTCACCAAGAGGATACTTATCTGTGTTATTAGCATCTTCTGGAAAAAACCTAAAATATTTACCACTTGGAATATATAACAATTCTTTCATTATTTTATCCTTACGATTTCAAACTCTGATGGAATTGGAATTAGATTTTTACTATTTTTTTCTTTAAGCTTATACCATAAATCATGTCTATAAGTAATGTTCCATAAATCCATAGCAATATCAAATCTAAAATTAAAACTGGTTATCAAAGCTTGTAAAGTATGTTTGTTTGTATATGTAAATGTTTTTAATTCGACAAATCCATTTTCTGCTGTCATCATATCTGTAATAAAAAATCCAAGAATACCAGTATCTAAATCTTCATTTATAATACAACAATATTTATCAAGATATTTTTGCTTCTGTGCTAACCAACAAGATAAACTGTGTCCTCTTGATCTGCCGCTTGTTTTATCATAACATACTCCTATCATATTACCAGTAGGAATATGACAAATACCATATTTATAAGCCATTCAGTTAACCTCCACTACTTCAAACTCATGTATCCCAACATCTAATGTATAGTCATTACATCCTGATATATCTATGCCTATATTACATCTAAAAGTTTTATCATTTACTAATTTTTTTAGAACATTTTTATTAGTAGAAATAACAACTTTCCTTTCAGCACTATTAGTAACTCCCTCTCCTATCATATATTCCTCTGCCAAGAAAAATCCAGCTACCTCTTCTGCTTGTTTGTGTGGAACTGTAATAAACCAAGTTTTTAGAAACTTACTTACATCACCACTATCATGACGTATCCAAATAAAGTTTCCAGATGGTATATGAAGTATTTTATACTGTTTCTTCATAGTTAATCTCCATTATTTCAAACTCTTCTTTTTGTACTTGTTTATTATATTTATCAAAATTAGCCACATCGTAAATATCCATATATAGATGTTTATAAATATGGTCATTGTTTAAGATACCAGATAACAAGTTAAAATCAGTAGATATTATTTGAAATGCCGATCTATTTGTTCTATCCTTATGAAACTTATCTGCGTATTCTTTTGATAAAAAATAGTTAATTACACCAACTTCAATTCTTGTTTGATCAGTATCTGCTTGTTCTATTATTTTAAACTGAATAGTTCTATCATTTATAAATATTTCAATATATACAAAGTTTCCAGTAGGTATATGTAAGATAGAATAATAAGGCATACAAATATGCTCCTATAATAAAAAATCCCCGAAGGGACTTTGTTATTTGCTTTGTTTGCTATTCCAATGTGCCGACCATATATGCCCTTTTTCACATTGCCACTCCATTTTTGTGGTGTTATTAATATAATTATCTGATAACAATTTGCCATTTTTTGAAACAGCATGTTCTTGTAATACATTAAGGGCAGGTTTCATATTATTTAGACTTATTTTTCTTTGTTTCTGACCGTAGTAGTTCTGACTCTTCTTCTTCTGGTATCGCTTCTGTAAATTTAAAAGTTAATGACTGGTCAGGTCTATCTCCTTGAAGATTTATGTATACACTATCAGGGCCAACACGCGATTTAAGAATAGTTAATGTTCTTTTCCCAGCATCTTGCGCTTGGTTCGAACTCCCAAGTCCCAGTACTACATCAAAACCAAAAATACTAGCAAAACTTTCAGAAATACTATCATATCCATAAATATCTGATCCTACCGCACTTCTATTTGTCTGATGGGCAGTTAGTAAAGAACAATCAAACTGTCTACTTAAATTAACAAGAGCATCCCCGACTTCTGCTAATGCTTCATGTTTTTTCTCAAATCCTCCAGGCATTTTCAAACAACCAAGCCAGTCTAACACTAAAACTTCCGGCGTCCCAAACTCCATGCTATATTTTTCAAGGTAAGTCTCTAATCCACCAAGACTTAATGTTCCTCTATCAAACCCTTTAATAATAGGTAAACATCCCTTTAAAGAATTGTCAATTTTTCGTTGTAGCGTAACCTTGGCGTCACCCATAGTTACCAATTCTTTTGATGAAAATCCTGAAATGATACTGTCAAATCGCTGGGCAATCTGTAATTCAGACATTTCCAACGTAATAAACAACGTCCTCATTTTCTGCTTAGCTGCCTCAACTGCTAAATTACATAATACAGCAGTTTTACCTCGTCCTGTCGGTGAAAGAATAGTGGCGCATTCTTTTTTTGCTAATCCACCACCAAGGTATCCATCAAGAGTAGGCCATCCCGTTGACCATAAACCCTTTCGTGGACTTTCTAAATATCTATCACAGACTAATTCCGTGACATAATTCATACCAATACTGTTTTCTTTACCAAATGATTTTTTGTATGCGTCGCCAATTAGTGAATATACAGTGTCAAAATCACCATTATCAAAATACGAAATAGATTTAGAAAAAGCCAGTACCATATTTTGTTTTTTTATAAACTCATATACTTTTTCTTTTATATATTCATAGTCAGATTTAGATAGTGATTTACCGGAATCTATAACTGATATCATTCCAAAAGCGTCACCATCTGAATATACTTTATTTTTTTGTCCTTGTAAGATAGTATTTTTTAGAATCTCTATACTTAATGGCCTTTTAGTTTTTTTATAAACATACAAAATCAATTTAGCTAATTTTATATGACTTTCACCAGCATCTAATATATTTGAAGTAAACTCATCAGATACATTACGAAGAAATTCATAATCTACAGTAAGCAAATGAAGTAGGCCACTTTGAAATTGAGCATTAAACGGAATTGTAGAAGACTCTAACATAGTTTATTTTATCCAAGTTTTATTGTTTAATACATTAATGACTATATCGTAAGATACACCATATAGTTTTGATATTTTTAGTTTAGATATATCTGATGTGTTATACAGTTCTCTCATGGAATCGACTATTTCCCATGTTATGGTTGCTCTCCCATTAGTTTCTCCTTTTCTGCTATCAGACATTTTACCCTTTGTTTCATCTGATAGAATATTTCCTAGAGCATACGAATTACCTTTGCTTGCTTTTTGCAGCTTTCCTCTTGTTTCTTCCGTTATTATTCTATTTTTATTTAAGATAGCTAATTTTTGTTTAAGAGTTTCTGACATTTTCTTACCAAAATTAGGATTTTTATTTCCAATTCTCGCAATAGATTTTTTTAACTTTGTTTCCTTGCTATCTTTTTTATTTTTGTGTGCCATAGATACTTTTTGTTTAGTTTCAACTGAATGATGAAATCCTAATGTAGAACCTGCCGTTAAACATATGTTATACTCTGGTTTGTATGTGTCTATTGTTCTTTGTTCATAAAAAATTAAATCTTTCTTATCGCAATAAAACAAAACCTCAAACTTAAACTTATCTTTTGTATATTTATTCCAAGCACTTTGTAAATGCTGTGAATGATGCTCATTTTTGTTTAATTTTGATAAATGACATGTCCACCGTTTTTGTATATTTACAGCAGAACCTATATAGCAATGGTTGTTTATTATGTTTGTTATTTTGTATATTCCAGAATTATTGTGGTTCATTTTTCTCTTTTGTACATTGTTTATAATATTTAATAATCTCAACCAATAATTCTTTTACTGACTTACATATTTCTACTTCTATTCCAAACTCTTCGCATGTTTTTATTCGTTCGTTAGAGTGGTAAAGAAGGAACGGATGAGTCCTATCTATAATATCGACATAGCAGCGAAAAGATTTAAACTTTTCGTTAGGTCTTGTTATTCGTCCAAGAAATTGAATGAGTTTAATAAATGACTTTCTACCAGACGCATTTATAGCAAATACAGGACTTATAGCAAAATCAATTCCCTCGGAAATCACGGTAGAAATTAAAGTGTTTATATTTTCCGTCATAAGTGCTTTTTTCTTAGCATCACGCATAACAATGTCATCGGCCCCATACATCGTCATATATTTTACAGCTGGTTCTTTTTTCATGGCGTTACAGAGTTCAAGTCCGTGCTCTATTCTGTCCACAAGTACAAGATTAGGAGTGTCAAGTAGTTCAATACAATAGCTTAATATCTTGGCTATTGTTTCATTTCGTCCTGTGTTTTCTTGAACACCTTTATCCCATATCAGTTTATAGTTTTTACGTCCAAAGATTTCTTCCTTTAAGTCATAATCAGTTGGTAAATCAAGAAAGAACGCCTTTACAGGGGCTATACGCTCGTCCTTTGTAGCTTCGGTAAATCCATACTCAAATAATACTGGTCCAACTATCGAAGTTAAATCAGCGTTATCTATATCTCGTTTTTCATGCGGAGTAGCTGTAAGTCCAATGAAATAATCAGCGTTTGGGATTTTACTTATAATTTTTCTGGATGTTTTAGACTTTCCATGATGAACTTCGTCAAGTATTACAAATGACACATTCTTCAAAACCTCCTTCGGTTTTAAAATATTATTTAGAGATTGTATAGTTGAAACTACTACATCACCAGACAAATCTTTAACACCATCACCAAACTGCGATACTTTAAATCCATACTTTGTAAAATTTTTTACAGTTTGTGTTAATATGTTTTTGTCATATGTTATGAACAATGCCTTATTTGATTTGGTTAATGATAGATGATAACTCAAAGTTGCCGCCGAAATAAGTGTTTTTCCAGCGCCCATTGTTGCTTTTACAATCATTATTTTATTTTGTAATATAGTATTTATAGCATTAAGCTGGTAGTTTCTGCGCTCAAACGATGGATTAGTTTGATATAATGGAATATCCTCAAATGTAATAGGTGTAAAAGTCTTGTCAAATACTAGTGAGTGATTTGGAAATAACGATTTAAAAAGTCCTATTTTAAGTCTATTTTTAGCTGTAAGATAACACTTTGTTCCCTCTTTCCATTTTCCAGTTTTATAAGCTACCGTATGCTGATATCCTGGTATTTTATATGATAATTGTTTCGCCAGAATTTCACGTTGCTTTTCATTATCAAACTCTATTTCTACTGTAGTATTATTAACTAATTGAGCCTTCATACAACCTTTCTATATATTCAGAAAGATTGTTCTTTTCTGTATATGGAATTATTATAAGTTTAATGTTATTTTCTTTGGCATACTGTATTTTATCTTTATCTTTTTGTTGTTGTTCTAAAAAAATTTGTTTTGTTTTATGAAAAAAATTAGGATAGATGTAATGTTGATAACCCTGATATTCAAAAGCTACTTGCGCTTCTTTATCATATCCATCCCATTCATAGTGTTTATTATTATATTTAAATCTTGTTTTAGTTAATTTTACATTTAATTTTTGTTCCAATAATTCTTTACATAACTTTTCAGTTTTAAATCTTGTACATTCTGGACACCAACTATCTGATGATGTTATATGGTTCCAGATAGCGTTCCATTGATGTTTTTTTTCACATTCCCAGCAAAGTTTAGTCATACAATTTTTATATTCAGTTGATATCAACTTTCCATTTTTATTAGCAGCAAAGATTTGCAGTTCTTTCAAACTTGGTTTACTATTTCTAGCGCAATAAGGACACCAATGTCCCATTTTTATATCGTTCCATTTGGCATTCCATTGGTGTCTATGTTTACATTCCCAAAGTAATATTTGCTTATTACCTGTATAATTTGTCAATAAACATTTTCCACCTTTTACGGTGGCATAATTGTGTAATTCTACTATCTCTGTTTTCTTCATATACTTAATTCGTACTCTAATTGTTAATATCGGCTTATTTACGTGTTAGTTTAACCGAGTTTCAGTTATATCACAGATTTCAAACTCTTCAATGTATCGTAAATGAGCTTTTTTACCAAACTTTCTTATAGAAGTACTATTGGCAAATTTTACATACTCTTTTGCTATGTATTCAGCATCCTGTCTGGTTTTATACATAGGATTTTCAGATTTAGCAGCATATGGCCAGTGTAATATGCGCCCAGATGTTATTATAAGAACAAAGAAGGTACCTTGTTTATGTCTGACTACGTTACCTGTATACATTTTAAACTTCTACTATTTCAAACAATTCTCTATTATTTTTTAGAAATATAAGCTTACCGTTTATACCAACATTGAAATCATATTCGTCATGAAATATGTATTCAACTTCTTTTTTCGAGGACCATTCTGCTGGTACAAAGCTATTTTTATCTGACGATGCCACAACTTCCTCTGGTGAAAACAATGAACCACCAACATGACTTCTTAAAGCGTATTCTCCTGTTTCAATAATAAGTATTCTGTACATTTAAACCTCCACAATACAGAACAATTTATTATTTTCTTTTCCTAATCGTATTTGTTCTGTACGTCCTCTGTTAATTACTCTATTTCCATTAAAAATATTTGAAGCTTTCCCTATATTATGGTATTCAACTACTGAACACGGAAAATAGCGTTCAAATTCTTCTGAAAATAAAAATAAATTGCCATGACAATCTTTATATAAATACTCTCCGCTTGGTATGTGAAGTATTCTAAACATACTCTATACCTCAACTATTTCAAATAATGGTAAAATATCAGAGGTTAGCGCTGTATTTTCTCCGCAGATATACACGGCATGACAGTCTGAATTATAAAATATGTTAAGTATTTTTTCTTTTGATGAAAATTCAGCTATTTTAAACACGGTTTCCTCATATTTTATTATTTCTTCAAAAGAAAATAATTGATAATTAAAGTTAGGCTCCATATAGTATAAATACTCTCCGCTTTCTATGTGAAGTATTCTATACATATACTATACCTCAATAATTTCAAATAAATGTAAAGTATCCATGGATAGTTTAGTATTTGTTCCTTGTATCCATACCTCTTGTGTATTTCCTTGTTGAAAAAGTCTAACTATATCTTCAATAACATCAAACCCGGCAATACAAAAACTTTGTAATGGATGTCGTGGTATTTCTTCGAAAGAATACAACAACATTGGACACACTTCTGTTGTATATAACCATTCGCCAGTCTCTATAAGAAGTATCCTATACATATATTATACCTCAATAATTTCAAATTCGTTTCTATTAAATTTTCTTTCTGAATTACCAAACCAGCTTTCATTTAGTGTAGGTATATAAACATCACGTAAAAAAGTAATAGCTGATACTTTATCTTTAAAATATATAGCATCTTTTTTTAGTGTAAAATCGCGTCTATCTATACCAACATCTGCCAATACTCGAAGACTTACTGTTAATAACCAATGATAACCGGCTATATTTGGATAAAAATAATCATATACTATTTGACAGGTACTACTATATATATAAGTTCCTGTCTCTATATGGAGAATAACATACTTTTTCTTTTTTGGTTTAGTCATCTTCAATCTCAACTATTTCAAATAAATAATGATATTCAGAAATACTATATCCTACTCCATTTATTATGACTGGCCAAGTAGTATGAAATAAAAAATTAGTAGCTTCATTTACATTAGTAAACTTAATAGGTAATCTACCAATCATATTACCGCATAGTTCTTCTGGCGTGAACGGTGAGTAACGCTTATCTCCTTGACAAGTATAAATATAGTCACCAGTTTCAGCACATCGTATAGTATACTTTTTGTTAGTCATCTTCAAACACCTGAATAATACTTTTAGTTTCAGTATTTAAATCAAACAAAATTGGTTTATTTGTAGTAGCATACCGTTCATCGCAAATAGAGGCATTAGCACACCACACATTATTTACTACCTCTGTTTTTCCACCATTTAGATGTATATGTCCAAATTGAAATAACAATAATTCAGGTAAATCAAACTCAATCTTTTGTCTAATTTCAGGACATCCAACATTTTCACCGCGTAATACTCTGTCTAATATACCGTAAGCTGGGCCATGTGTAATTAAAACATTAGTATCAAGTGGTATTTTAGCCCAATGTTCCTTTGTATTAGAGCCATCTTTTTTGAGGTTAAATGCCCAATCATAAAACCACTTGGAATAAGAAGAACCGTAGAACTTAATACCTTCTATAATAATAGACTCACTTTCTAAATAAATTACTCCGTTATCTACACATAATTGTTTAGCTTCTTTTGGATACCTTTCAAAAAAGAAATCATGATTTCCAACACAACAAATTTTATAAGTATGAGGAAACTTACCAAAGATACCAATTTCTTTTGAAACTTCGTGTAAATTACCATTCATAGTAAAATCACCAGAATGGAGTAAAATATCTCCATCAGGCATTTTAATTTTATCTAATTGACAATGGGTATCACTAACACAAACTATTCTCAATACAGTCATTTACTCCCCTTTCGACAATTTCAAAAGTTTCATTAGATATAATCAATTCTGCGTCACATTCTGGATTTTTTTCATAATAGTTTAGTATATACTCTAATAATATGTTCATTTCTCTTTTAGTTCCAGTAAGCCTTAAGTTTTTAACGCGTGGGTCATACCATCCATAAAATCCGCTTATTTTATTGTTTTCAATAACAAAATAAACATACACACTCTCTGGTATATATAATAATGAATACTTTTTATACATGACTATACTCCACTATTTCAAATTCATAAGTTTCATTACAAAAATTACGTGGTATAAAATTCAATAATTCTTCTATTTCTTCTTTATTACTCTCTATTTTATATCCAGGTTTATTGACGTATACAGTAGAACAATCAAAATTACGATAAGCATACCTATAAAACCAAACATATTCTCCTGTTGGTATATACAATAATCTATACATCAGGAACCTCCACTATCACAAATTCACAAAGTAAATTACTCTCAAATCCTTTAAAAGTATAATTTCCTTTTGCTATCATTTTATCTAATATACTTTCAGTTGGTTGAGAAACTAAATAAGTGGCAAATTTTGGAAATGAAGAATGACTTAATAAGAAACATTTAGCTGAATAAGTAGAATGAAACTCGGCTTCTTCTTCTCCATAGTTTTTCCAGCCATGCCAATAATAATACATACCACTCTTTTTGTGTGTTTGTTTATGTCCACGTAATGTTTCATCATGTAGTATAATTTTATATTTTGACATTATTTAACCTTTATTAGTAAAAATTCATTTTTAGATGTTTCAATCTTAATATCTTTAAATCCGGTATCTATATATACTTTATTTTCTTTTCTAACGCTTAAATATCTAAATATACTCCAAATATACCCATTAAATGTTGCTATTCTATCTGTTAAAAAATATGCTGGTGTTAAATCCCAGCTATCCATGGATATTACGCAACTTCTATACACATATTTTCCAGTAGGTATATGAAGAATGGCATATTTATTCATTTGTAATCTCTATTAGTTCAAATTCAGATTTCCACGCTTCTGTTATTTCTCTCATATTAACTGTAATATCTATGTATTTAACCTTATAGCAATTTATAAAACTATCTTCTATCTGATATTTAGACCATTTAGAAGTGTCCTCGTTGTTTAAATAATATAAACAAGATTTATTATCAATATTTTGAATACCAGAAACATATAATCCAGTAGGTATATGTAAAATCCTATACATCGCTCGGTATCTTACGTAAGTTCCTGTTGGTATATGAAGTAGTTTATAGTGTTTATCGTTCATACTTTAACCTCTATGATTTCAAACTCAACATAATTCATAGCTGTTAGTATATCACTATTACCAAATATATCGCGGTTAACTCTATTCTCTCTGACAGCAAATGTATAACCTTTTGGAAAAATTTTATCTAATGTTTGTTTAGGGTAGTTAGCCGGATAATCTGATAAATATCTATAATAACTACCATCAAGTTCTACAACGGTGTGTAAATATAGTCCAGTTGGTATATGAAGTATTTTATATTTAATCATACTTCAACCTCTATAATTTCAAATTCAGCAATTAGTAACGTTTCGTATCTTTTATCATCATCTTCCGTCACGTTTTGTATTAAGAAATCAATAAACGAATAATACCACTCATCCACATATTCAGGATCATTATATAATGTTTCACCGACAAGTTTATGACATATAGCTTCTTTTTCTGAATCTAAACAGTTACCATCCTCATTAAATATAGGAGTGGTTAAGTAATTTTCCATTACAATTTCAAACTCTTTTTTAAACTTATCTAATGTAACGTTATCTTTAAGTTCGTCTGTAATAAAATATTCACCTGATAATAAATGAAGTATTTTATATTTACTCATGTAGAAATCCTCACTGGTTCAAATTCACATCTATTTAGTTTACGTTGATGTTTTATTTTTTCATTTCTAAAATATGCTTTTATTTCTTTTAAAGAACCGAATATTTTTGGAGTTTCTTTTACGATACTTTCTCCCCAAACAGTCCATACATCTTTGCCATTCACATATATACTTGAAACATAGGTTCCTGTTGGTATATGAAGTAACTGGTATCTCATACTTCCCTTCTTTCTATAAAAAAAGAGGAGAAGCTTTTTAGGCTTCTCCCCTATGTTAATTAGGCTTAATTATGCCTTAATTGTGACTGTCATATGAGTATAACGGTCAGTATCAGCATTGTAATGAAGACCAAGATTATGGTAACTTGTATGGAAAAGAGTTACGAAATTGTTAGCGATGTTTGCTGGAACCGAAGTACCGTAAAAAGCGTAGTCCCTAATACTTCGTGTAGAAGCTCCAACATGCTTAGCAATTTCAACCAAGGTCATTTCAGAGCTGTAAATCTTATTAGCCAGAAGAACGTTGTAGGTCTTGCTGGCAGTACGAGCGGTAACGGTTTCCTTCATCTTCTTCATGGAAGTCTTTGAAACTGATACGATAGTGTTCTTGGTTGCCATTGAATTCTCCTTCGATATTTGTAGATTGGCGAGTAGTAATTTTTCATCCCCGGAGGAATACAAAATTGGTTTATTAATTACTTTGGCTGTAAAATTAGAACTTAAAAGAGAATCCACAGATGTATTTAGCAGTTTCGACAATTTGAATAGCCAATAAGTATCTGGGAAAACAGTTCCTTCGAGCCATTGTGTAATTTCAGTGGATATAATAATTCCGGAACCCATTCCAGACAATTTTATAGCCAAAGAAGTTGGAGTATACTTTAATTCTGTCATTATTTTTTGTAAATTAGAAACCAAATTAGTTTCAACTTCTGTGAAAGACTCTGGTAATTGAACAGTATTAGTCAATTGAAATACCTGATGCTTTCAATAGTGTAATAAAGCTTTCTTTGGTATAAAGAACTTCGGACATTAAAAAAATATCACGATAAGTTTTTACACAAAGACCCTTATTAGTTCGTTTAATAGAAAGAGAAAAACTATGATCACCAGGACTTTTAGTTAAGAAAGTTAGGATTTTATTGAGAGGCACATTGTTCACTTCATCAGTGTATTCATGCCTATCCATGTTTGTTACTTCACATGGGATATCTTCAACGTCAATCTTTACTTTCTTTTCCTTTTTAGGTTTCTTTTCTTTCTTAATTTTCGCAGACAGCTTAATAACTTCACCATCTTCAACTGGTTCTTGTTTACCAGTGTTATGTTTGAACTTTAAGCCTTTTTTAGCGCCAGTTCGTTCGATAAGACCTTTACTTTCAAGGTCAGTTAGCTCCTTCTTAAAAGAAGCTTCATCCATAGATGACAGGCCAAGTGTTTCTTGGACTTTTGTAGATGCCGTCCATGAAGAGAGCTTTTCTTTTAGAAGCTTTTCAGAAATATTACTCGTCAATTTCGTCGCCCTCTTCAATAACGGTTTCTACTACGGTTGGAGTATTGATATAATTATAAGAGTCAGCGAGTGTGGCCTTTACTGAAATACAGCCACACTTTGAGCAATACTTATAATTTCTACTCGGAAGCGAAAACTCCTTTTCCCTATTCTGACAATTCTGACAAATGTAAATAATATCCTTGCCAATAGAGGGAGTGATCTGTGCTGACATGTTAAATCCTATTTATATTATTCTGTTAAAAGTTTTGTAGGTTTAGGTTCTTTGTCGATCTTTAATTCTTTAGGTTCTAACCAAAAAGATGAGGTTGTTAATTCATCTGTGGCAATTCCTTGTTCGAAAAGTTCTTCCCCAAGAAAGAATTGAGTTTCAGTTGTAGCTAACTTTTTTAGCTTGCGTAGCGGTATTTTAGTTTGTTTAGCTGTAAACTCAATCAACTTGCCGCTTAATTTTTCTACATATTTATTGTATGAATTATGATTACCAAGTGATTCTGGGTCATTACCCCACGCTATTGGATGTAACATAAAACTAACCAAGTTAGTTTTAGGGGCAAATCTCTTTTTACCACACAAATATATCCAGGCCCCGGCGGAGCAAGTCTCGCTTAATAGATACGTATAACACGGAGTGCTACTCAATAAAATCAAGTTCATCACGCCAAGCATACTTGAAGCGTGTCCTCCTGGTGAACCGAGAATAAAATGAATTGGCTTATCCGCGTCTTGTTCAACTAATTCATCATAAAGATTTTTAATTTGTTCAAAACTAACATCAGTAATCTCGCCAAGAATATGGATTTGACGACGTTTTAGAGCTTCTTCTGTTACCAAGGCAGTCTTGTCTTGATCTTTGTCACACCCGGAAGAGATAAACTCAATTTCTTCTTCCAGCGAAGGGCTATTTCGTGGAATAATAGGCATTATTCAGCCACTTCCTTTTCTTCCATATACGACTTGAATTTTACACGAACCTTGGGCGGAATAGTAACACGTTCCTTGGTGCGGAGATTGCGTCCAGAACGAGCAGCACTTGTTACTGGCTTAAATGATCCAAATCCACGAATTGTAATCTCTTCACCATTGTCAAGAGCCAGTCGCATAGTTTCAAATACTGCGTCAATCATTTCAGTAGCTTTTGCTTGCGATACATCGTTTACTGCTGCTATACTATTTGCTAGTTCTTTCTTTGTCAATTTAATGACCTCCTGATAACGTTTATATATTAATTTCAAGGGCTTTAAGTGTATCTCTTACCCTCATATATATATTATCGGTGGTCGTTAGATTTTCTTGAATAGAAATTGAAATTGTTCCAAAAACTTTATTTGGATCGTCAACTCCGCGTATCATTTCGTGGTTAACGCTTGGAGTATCTATTACTTGTTTAAGATTTAACGAAGCCCCTCTAATTAAAAACTCGAAACATCCAGCGGCTTCATAGTCAGGGAACAAGTATTCAACATATAGTTTTATTAACCGTCTTTCTTTATATATTATTACATTATGTAGTTTTATTTCAACATTTACAAATAAATTAGGAACCATCATACAAGGTTCAGAGACATCAAACTTTGTAGATGGTGATAAGTATGACCTTGCTCTTGCCCATCCAGATTCTGAAATACAACAACTTGCTACATCGCCCATTAAGTTTAAGAAGCTTTTATGCTCTAACAATAAGGCGTCTATTTCTTTTGATTTTATACTATCTATATCTTTCAGCAATTACATAACCACTATTACTTTCTTCTATCATACTTAATTTGCTTAAATAGGATAAACGAGAAGTAATGTCAGAAATATCATCAGTTTTTACAGCTTTTGATATATCTTCAACTGATTTTGGAATGGGCTTTGCTTCGGCAACTCTTCTTGATAATGTATATACTTGAAATCTTGCTGCGTTATACTCCTTACGTTCATCTTTTGATAATTTTTCTAATCCTTTGGTTTCTAATTTTTGTTTAAGTTTATCAAATCCAGTAAGGGCAATTTTATCTACTGGGGCAATATTTCGTTTATAATTAATAAGATATACCAAAATAAGTTTGCTAATGTCGTCTAATTCAATGTCAGTCATATATAATCTCAAAACATTCTTTCTGGTAGATTACTTTTCTATCAAATTCTTCTTGTATGTTAAGTCCAAACGTATTGTTTATACATTGGTTTAAAATGAAATCAATTGGCATATACCTATTACCGCATTTCTTGCTATATTCAGATTCTTCATACGTGGTAGTATCAGAACGGTGACTTCGCCCAAACCCAAGAAAAACTATGTATTCTCCGCTTGGAATATATAGTATTTTAGTCATATATAACCTCAAACTCTTCTCTATGGAATTCATAATTTGGTGGTAATTCATGTCTTTTTAAATAATCGTCTCTAAAATTACCTTTTAACATATAGTCAATAATTTTATCAATGTCATTTAGGTCCAGTCTACTTAACATTACAGCGGACATATTAGTAGTCCAATTGCTACTACCCATGTTTTCTCGTAACTGTATAAATTGTCCAGTTGGTATATGTAATAGTCTAATTATCATATATAATCTCAAATTCACTTTTAGTTACTATACTATTACCTATATTATTGAGAATTCTCCACTCATTGTACTTATTACCACTTCCATTTAAGTCATTTATAATATCTTTTAATATTTCTTCGGGAGATCTACCTTTATACCAGTTTACTTTAGATATATCAGTAATATAACAGTCAGAAAAAAACTTTAAGTATTCTCCATTTGGTATATAAAGTATTTTAGTCATATATTACCTCTAATTCAGATAACGATACTATCGTAGCGAACTTATTTCTTTTGCTAAATTGACTTTTAAGTTCTCTTCTATCTGTTATATAGTATAGAATATCGTTAACAGTAATTGGACTTAAAGTATTTAATCTATCTAAATAGTCATAAGCTATGAGGCTTATATTTTCTATATTAGCAGTATACCTAATATGGTTATTTTTATCTTCAAAAGTAATGAATTCACCATTAGGTATATAAAGTATTTTAGTCATATATTACCTCAAATTCACTTTCTAAAAATCTATGACCATCTTCTATACCGTTTCTTTCCAACCAGTCAGTTCTGTCACTACAATTACAAATTACCCAATGTATCAAAAGTTCTGTGGTATATTGTGGCTCATATTTTGAAATATCTGTATTATAATGATTATTATAATTGTCAAAATATAAAAACTGTCCGTTTGGTATATACAGTAATTTAGTCATATATTACCTCAAACTCATCTATTACTACTATATCTGGTAAATTATTTCTCTTAAACAACTGATTAGTAGAACCATTGATTATTCTGTCTATTAACTGCTCAATAGAATTGTTACAAGCATCAATTAAATCAGACTTTTCAGCTTCTTCTGTGTAACCACCAACCCGGTCAGATGAAAAAGTTATAAAAGAACCATTTGGTATATACAGTAATTTAGTCATAGTATTTCTCCAATCGAATACACTACTACTGGGAATGTCCTTTTTTAACATTCCCAGTAGTGTAGGTAAATTATGCCCAGTATATTTTACAGAGTATTAAATAATGTTTCAAATGCGTCCGGTTCTTTTGTAAACGAAAACGAGTTTTTTGTTGAAGTTCTCGCAAACGTTACAGCAGCTTCCGCAATAGCTGGAAGATCAACCGTATAGAATGTTTTAATATCATCCAGCAAAGCATCCATAGGAAACTCAATAGCAAGAGAACTATTAGAGTCAGACGCCATCAATGAATTGAGAAAATCGAAAATCTGTGTATTCTTAACTTTTGACAAATCAAGATAATTAAGGTTAAACTCAATTGGACGTTCAATTCTCAACATATCTTTACGAGCATTTTCAGGTTCGATGTTTGCGTTCATTGCCTCATAAATGGCAATCTCTGACGACTCTGGAAGAATGCGAGACGTTCCAAGAGAATCCCTAATGATACCAATAAGATTTTCAAGAGAACCCATACTTTCCATCTTGCTTTTGACCATTTTATCAACATTTTCAGGAGTTTCTTCGTCAGCCTTTTCCTTGTCTGTCATGTCTTTTTCATCTTTAATAACAACAGACACATCAGAAATCTTCAAAGAAGCACCAAGAATAAAATTGATATCCTTGTCATTCAACGATGAACGAAGCATAGCCTTACTCAACTCTTTTGGGTCATGATTAAGAGTTGCCAGACCTTCACCAAACATAACAATCTGACTCAAACGTTCCATTACAGACTTTTTAATATACTCATCGTTCATAAGAGTAATGGTAGAATCTGTGAAAAAACATGTGTCAAGATAATCCATAATCTTGGCAACATCAGTTCTAACGTCCTTGATGGTAAGAACTTCGGTGAGTTCCATGATTTCTCCTATTAGTTGGTTAAATTATGCCTTATGTGGCACAACTTTTTGGTTTTTATACATACGGGTTGATTCGCCTACATTTGTTTTTGGTAGACGCAGAGACACGTGGCCAGTTTTGAACTGCTCAGCAAATTCTTCCATGTTCTCACAAACTGCTTGAACACCGGGGTAGCTTAATTTGCTGAGGAAGGCGTGTAGTCTTGGATCATCACGCTTGAAGTAATCTTTATCACTGTCAATTATGCTACGTTTCGCATAAAGCGTAAGCAATTCCTTCATTACTACCGTTGAAAGTTCCTTTAAGCTGTCATATACTTCTGATTTCTCAAAGAAATAGTTGTTAGTTTTTTCATCAAACTTAACAAGAACAGTAGCCATTACTGTTAGTGGATTATTTTCATCAAAAACTACGTTGAGTTTTGATACATCCTTTAAATCCTCCTGTGATAGTCTTGAAACCTTGTCGTATTGAATAATTTTAGTGCTCATATAGTGCTCCTTTACACCTACTTAATATCGGCAGTAGTAGGAGTAAGTTTAGCTATATATTAATCTTCTACAATTTCAAATTCTTCTTCACTAAATTTATGATTTTCCGGCAGATTGAATTTTCGTAGCCAAAGTTCATTAATATCTTCTGGACTTACTTTTATTAAAACCTGTAATAGTCTTTCAGCTTCCCCATTAGTGCCATTAATATTTGCCGTTACATACACTCCATTTGGTATATAAAGAAGTTTAGTCATATATAATCTCAAATTCATTTTCTAATTGAGCGCCATCACACCCATATACCCAATTTCTGGTACCATCAAGCGTAATTTGTATTGCCTGTTTTGGTGTTAACTTGTGAAAAGAATAGGCATGTGAATCTTCAAAAACTGTTACTTGTCCATAACATGGTTTGCCGTGTTTGTGATCGTATTCTGTGGATGATATAAAAGAGCAGTATGTTCCAGAGGGTATATGTAGTATTTTAGTCATATATAATCTCAAACTCTTCTTTTATTGGTGTAAAACCTTCCGGTAAATTATATCTATAAATTAACCACGACATATTATAATCTCTACACATATATTCTATACAGTCTTCTGGTGTAGGTAACTTATTAGCATACGCATAGGTTTCTTCATATATTTCTGTACGTGAACACTGATCCTTGGTAGGTAACTCCAAGTATACTCCAAGAGGTATATACAGTATTTTAGTCATATATAACCTCAATCTCTGATGCTAAAAATATATGAAGATGTTCAATGTTATTTTCTTCATACCATTCTTCACAAACATCTTCTTGGTCATTTAGATATTTTAAAATTGTTTCAAATTCATGATTTGCTAATTCATTTTCAAGCAAATTTTCTAATTTAGAAAAAGTAGTTGTAAAACTACCGTTAAAAAATCTTATATATTCTCCATTAGGTATATACAGTATTTTAGTCATATATTACCTCAAACATTTCATAATAAAGTTTAGCTGGTAATTTGTTCCTACTTCTAAACTCACAGCATGGATCAGTATTAAGTAATACATTAATATACTCTATATCATTACTATTTGGATTGTTTATTACTTGTCTTAATCCAGCGTACCCATTACCGGCTTCTTCAATAATAGTTGTTAATCTACTGTATCTATTACCACCGAGCATAAAAGTAATATAAGTTCCTTCTGGAATATATAAGATTTTAGTCATATCAGTCTCCTGGAATATATACCAATTCGAACTCTTCAATACTAAAATTATGATCTATTGGAAGATTTACACGACTAATATACTTTACTGTACCTTCATATCGTAAAAAGTTATTTAACGTATTTACAAGTTTGGTAAGTTTCTTTTCTCTATACCTTTCTACATAAAAATGACCGACAGCAAAATCAAACCACCAATACATAGTTATATATTCACCATTAGGTATATACAAAACTTTAACTTGTGGTTTATTCTTCTCCGGTATCATTTTGATTGGTTGTATCCACATATATAACCTCAAATTCACTTCTGATTGGGTTTTTATTATTTTTTATCCAGTTAAAGTGGCAATTCTCTTTAATTATACAGTCTATATTATCTTCTGCTTCTTGTAATGTAGGACAAGTATACCACATAAAGATTCCATCAGGTATATACAGTGTTTTATACACTTTTATCCTCTATTTCAATAATTTCATATTCAAGTTGTTTATCTTTTTGTACATAAAGCTCCAATTCTTTTTTAGCAGCTTCATAAGAATGAAATATCATGACTTCTCTATTACTAGCCCAATAAACGTAAAAACCTCCTGGTATCCATAGAAGTTTATACATCTATAATCTCGAACTCTTCTACCTGTAATTTAACATTAAGAGGAATATCGCTTGCTTTTCTTAATGAAGCGTATCTATCCGCATTTGAATGAACAAGTTTATAAATAATGTAAGCGGCATTATCACGGTGATTATTATGCCAATAAGAGTCTTCTACAATTTCAGTTCTGTCAGTACGCATAATACTATTAAACATAATGTAAGTTCCTGATGGAATATAAAGAAGTTTAGTCATCTATTACCTCAAACTCTTCGATACTAAACTTATGTCCAAGAGGAAACCCATTTATACTCAAAATACCATTGCCAGTATCATATTGTATATTATTGAGAAAGTTTACTATCTTTTGTTTAGATGTTTTATTAGAAAATAGATAATCTTTCCCTGATATAGCACTTTTAAAGAAGGTGCCATTTGGAATATACAGTAATTTATATTTGAAATTAGTCATTACGATTGCCTTCTTTCTATAAAAAATGAAGGAGGCTATTTCTAACCTCCTTCATGTTGTTGTTAACTCTTACTTACACACCGATTTCGTCTATAAACCAGCAGGTTCCGATGGGTGCTTCCAGATTGCTACCAGAAATAATCCAGTGAAGCTTCTTGTAGAATGGGAAGTTTTTGACGCAATAGTCACCGTCACTCAACTCACCGTACAAGTCAGTTCCCCACATAACCACAGAAGGAACGATATTCTTTTCCTTTTTAAGCCTTGCGATTTCATTGAGAACTGGCTGAAATGCGGTTCCACCAGTGATGTTCTTTGGCACGTCCTGATAAGAACTAATATCATCGGAGAAACACACCTGATCCGTATGAAGAATGAGCCACACAGGATTTTTGGTATGTTTTGCCACAACTTCTCGGATGATGTTCAGGTAATCGTTCAACTGGTCTGAACTCATAGAACCAGAACAATCAAGAACTACCATGAACTTTCTAATCAAGTTGGGAGCAGCGTCAATCACAGAAGGAAGACGAATATTCTGCGGCATCATGTGATCCATACGAGAACCACGACGAGAATACCCAAAATCTTCGGTGTTTTCTCTGTCGGTAATGTGCTTTAAAACCTGACGAAGGTTTACTTTAGGAGGTTCAAGCAGCATCTCAAAATCACGACCATAACTGCTTCCCTGACCAGGAAGTTTACTGCCATTCTTCGTGGAATAATCCTTAAGTTCAGATTTAATAATATCTCTTGCCATCTGTTCTTCGGCTGTCAGAGGCTTCCCATCAGCTTCTTTACCTGAACCATCACCAACCATGTCTCCGTTCAAAGACCAGCCGTTATGGTCACTCCCACGCATACCTACCTTATACATATCATCGTAGGTACCTTCTGCGGAAAGTTTAGAATACTTACCAGGATCAAAAATAAAGTTCTTTTGGAGAACTTCCATGAACTTGGTATACGCAGCATCAGTACGGAATACACCACTTTCTTTCATGATCCTGGCGCAGAACTGATTGATCTGTGCGTCCGTTGCGATATTCCATAGTTTTGGATCACGATGCTGAATACGACCAAAACTGTCAAACACCAGATGGCCAATTTCATGAAGAATGGTGAAAGTGATACCAAGTTCAGGAGTAGAAAACCATGGCTTGCCTGACTTCTCTGTGACCATACGATGAATTTCGTACAATTTTGGTGAAATATAAATCTTGTAGCCGTTAGTGAATCCGAACGAGGGCCATTCCTTCGTCTTATCATCATTACAGATTTCGATATCCACAAGCGACAAAGCGCTGGCGTAGAACGGAATTGTTTTGATAATAAACTGACGCAATGCGGGGAGGTTCATTGCTGGTGGGTCAATCTTGTCCCACTGATTGGTCAGCAAATCTTCATAAAACGCTTTGATATCTTCGGTTACTTTCGCACTCATGTTTGCTCCTGTGTTGGTTGTTAAAGACTAATTGGATTTGTTTTTACAATGTCAAACTCTTTAAATGTTAATGGTTGCCCTTGCGAAAAGAAATCTTCTTCTTGATTACAGCCCAACTGTTCATTATAGGCATTAATGACATTAATTAATTTCCAATATGCCTTTGTCTTGGTTTTAAAATCACATTGATCTAAATAATCGCCGTTAACTAATAAATAACAGTAGTTACACGTTGGGATATGTAAAGCATTCCAAACTTTTTTATTATTCATTACCCAAGCTCTTTTTCAGTTAATATATGTGTCTTTACAATTTCAAATTGACTGTATGTTAATGGTTGTCCTTGTGAAAATTCCTGCCCCTCATTACAAGCAAAAAAGTTATCTTCTTGTAAATCATCGTTATATCTATTAATAGCATAGATTAGAGTTAAATAGGCTTTTGTTCTTGTTTTAAAGTTATACGAATATACACTATTTGAATCACTTACCTGTAAATATCTACAAGAAGTTATTTCTAATAAATTATATACTTGTTTATGTTTACATTTTTTACATGAAGTAACATATTTCATGTCTCTTGTGACACCTTTACTCCACGTATTTTTACAATGGTTACATTCAAACGTAGTCATTATTATTCCTATTCTTTTGGAATACCGTATTTCTCTATTAACCCTTTTAGTTGTTTCATTTCATATTTTTTAGTATGTTCAGCATATTGTTTTTCTTGTAATTCTCTTGCTGTTATTTCTTCACAAGTTTCATATCTTTTGTACTCTACACGTACATAAACACTTTCACTACCGTCAATAGTAATTTTAGCTTCTTTCTTAAACTGTTCTGGGATATTTTCTTGAATTTTTTTAATAAAATCATCTAATGATTGGTTAAATTCTGAATCACCATCATAAGTTTTTACAGTAACAAGCCTTGGTTCGCTCATATTATTCCTTTTCTACTACTTCAAGTTCATAAAGTTGTAAATTATCCCAATCTATTTGTGGATTACTTTTTCTAAACCATTTAATATATCCGTATATATTAACTGGACAATCTTCTCTTACAAGTTGATCTGCTATTTTTTTATGAGCAAACCACCAATCTTCTTTTCTAACATCATTGTATACATAACTGCCAGAAGGAATATGAAGAATATAATATCTCATATTATACCTCAACTATTTCATATTCTACATCGTAAAACTTCTCTCTGACTATTTTATTCCCTGTAAAATTACTGTATAATTCAAAGTAACTATTTTTAGTTAGTAATCTCACTGTAAAATCAAAAGCATCATATTTATTTTCGTAAGTTAACTCCTTACAAGACCATTCTTCTGAAGGGTTTGTTGTATTTCCAATTGAAAACATATTACTTTCTGGTCTATTACAAAAATAAATCATATTAAGATAACTTCCACTTGGTATATGAAGTATTTTATACATCAGGAACCTCTACTATTTCAAACTCACTTTCTACACAATCTGTTATTAACTTTTTTCGTTGAAAAGAATAAATATCTTGATGTGTGATTTCTTGAGGTATATACGTTAAATACATATCAGAGCAAGCATTTTTTATTAATTTTTCTGCTTGATTTCTGGTGGCATAACAGCATACAGAATACTTATTAAATACTGGTTCTCCTAAATATATTAGGCCACTTCCATAAATAGTCCAAACAAACTCGCCAGTTAAAATATGAAGTATTTTATACATCGTCAGCCTCCAGTATCTCAAACTCATCCTTACTTACCGGCCAACCTATATTTCTATTATATTTATTCCAGGCTAATGCTACTAAACAATCGGAAACATTATCTATTTCATCTTCTGCCCATATAACGGTAGCAAATAACATGATTTTGCCATAACCATTATACAGATATTGTCCACTTGGTATATGAAGTATCTTATACATTAATTATCTCCACAATTTCAAAATCTGATTGATAGTACTCTGAACATCCTACTATAAAATCTATATACCATTGTGCTCTTTCTTTTGCTTCATACTTATCACCAAGGTATCTTCCGTGTGTTATATATAAAATTCGATACATTTATTTTAGCCTTTTGAAAAAATCTAATTCTTCTTTGGCATGTTTTAGATGTAATTTGTATTGTTCAGTAGTCAAACCGCCATCTTCTATTACTTTTACAATAGATAACTCTTTTCTATTTAAAATAATATAATCTTTATGATATTTGGTTTGTTTATTAGCAAATTTTAACGATTCATTCCAATAAATATTAAGTTCTAAACTCCATACTATGACATTCGTATTTTTAAAATATTTTTTCCATTGAGTTTTTGATAACTTCCAACCACAATTAGGAATTATTGTGCCTTCAGTTATATGAAGTAAAGTGTAAAACATAAATAGCCTTCTTTCTATTAAAAAATGGTACGGATAGTTTTAGGCTATCCGTACCATAGTTATTGTAGTTTACTAATTAACCGATACTTGCCTGGATATCCGACTGGTTCCCCGCTGTGGTACGCGCGTACTTGATGATATCTTCGCGAGTCAGTCCCTTGGTCTTATCCACACCAGAAAGAAGCTTATTCATAAAATCATGAGAAAGCTTGGATTCACGCATGGCACGGGAAATACTCTGAAGAGTCATGGTAGCAAACTCAGGAGCCGTAGCTTCTCCCATATAACGAACGCAATAATGAATACCTGCGATGAGCTTGTACGCAGGAGAATCAGGCCCGTCAATGCGAGAAGTGATGTTCTTTGAAGAAGCGGTAGTAACCTGGGCGATACAATGATTGATACAGCTCATCATGGTCAAGAACTGTACAGCAATGTTGTCTTCCAGCTTACCCTTCTTCGCGGTTTCAGTTCCAGCGAAAATCTTCTCAATATCAGGAATGCGGTTCATGTAGGCATAGGTAGTAGCGAACTGTTCAGCCGCCTGAATACCAACAGCACCTTCAATGAGAGGCTTCAACATCGCATAATCCACGATGTTGTTGACCTTGGCACCACTCAATGCAGTAATGGCATAGGAAGCGAGAGTCCAAGAACGAGGGCACGGGAAAGGTTCGTTAGGCATGGGTTCAGCAACTTCATACGCAGAACCAGGATAAATGCTCCACTTGGACTGGAGGAATCGGCCAGAAGTCTTCTTGTGGAAAGCAGAAATAGCCGGGTGAATAGTTCCGCACATCATCGCGTAATTCAGGAAGTCATCGAGAGAATAATCGATGACAATGTTAATACAACGCGAAATAGTGGGGAAGTTCAAATCGTTGGCCAAGCTGTTAGTGCTGGGCGGGTTACAAGCAGCGATAATATGAACATCGTGGTAATCATCGCCACCAATAGCCTTGGACGAAAGAAGATTCTGAACAGCAGCAAGAGTAGACGGAGCGCAGTTGTTCAGTTCGTCCAAGAAAAGATGATGCTTTCCACGACCAAACATATCAGTGGGAGACATACGAGTGACATCTTTCTTATCCTCATCTTTTTCAATGTGAGGAAGCCCGTTAGTATCCAGAGGGCCAATCTGCGAAAGAATGACAGTCTTCAGCTTACGTTCACTGTCGTTGAAAACAGATTCAGTAACTACAGACTTCGCAACACCAGGAGCGCCCCACACGATAATGGGAGGAAAATTGCGAGGATCAGTATTCAGCACAACGTTCTTCAAAAACTGTTCGTACTGTGCGATGGTCATTTTGGAAGCGTTGGAGAAGAATTCTTTGCTGAGCTTTTCGTTCTTAGTAGCCATTAGGTATTACTCCGAAAATTGTGTTAGTTAAAAAAAGGTTAAAAGAGAGAAAAGTTATTAATGTTAAAGTATTAATAATAAATCTTACTATTAAATAAGTTTTTCTTTTGTAAAACCGCAAATTTTACATTGACGATACTGAAACAACTTATAACTATCCGCAATCCAGTTACCATAAGCATGATATCCATGATCACAGTCATGAGGAACTGGAACAGTTGGTTTCCTATGACTTAACCAATAAAAAAAGAATGGAATAAGTCCAGTAGCGAACCCTATTGTCAATCCAAAGCAGAACACAACTGTATCCATAAATTAATGCTTTGCTTCGAGCAGTTCGAGATACTGGAAAGTGCTCTTGAAACAAGACATTTTTTCGTCCAACTTCAACTCGGCAATAGTATCAGCCACAGCAGTTGTGTTGGTCATATCCAGCAAATTAGAAATCTTATCAAGTGTATCAATGTTAACTGAAAATACCAACGAAAGAGGAACTGAAACTTCCGTGGCAGTTTTATCAGAACCGTCGATACAGGTATAGTTTGTCGGAATCACGTCTTCATCGAAAATAATGTTTTCTGCCAGCTTTTTGGTGAGCAGCATATCATAAACTGCTACACCTTGCTCAGCCAGTTCACCCATCTTCGTATCGTCAAGTTTAAGCATTTCCTTCAACTTGACTTTGTTTAGAAGAAGAGTTTTCGACTCCATCATTTCTTCAATGATTTTGTCATCGTTGATATCCGCTACAAGACTGGATACCTGTTTGTACGCTCCAACGTAAAACATCTTATCATTGAAGACCTCTGTTGAAATCTTGCTGAAATCTGCGATACCCTCGTCACCAGTAACGAGAGTATTGTAAAGCCAGTCAGACAGCAAGAATAGGCCCAACGTATATCTAACAATGAACTTGGGATTGCTCGTCAAGTTTTTCGTCGCCTTGCTCATTTGTTTCTCCTACGTAAGTTACTGTTATGTTAATAGGCTCTGCCGAAACTTCTTCATCTACCGTAACAGCAACAGTAGCAGCAGTTGTCTTTGCTTTTCTTCCCCTCTTTTTTACTTCTTCTTTTGGAATAAATGGCTCTTCCAATTTAACAAGACTTTCAAAAATTTTATCACATGTTTCAAGAAAGAAATCTACGCCATGATAAACAGCATATTCGTCTTTCTCTAAAACATCCTTATTAATACTTTTAAGTGTTGGATGAATTACTTTAAACCAAGTGTAGTAATCTGTTAGAGTTTTACATTTTTTTAATGTAACAAATGTATCCAAAGCATCCTGTTGAAAAGAAAAAGCACTGGTAGCATTTGTAAAGTAATTACAAATATGAATGTAATCTTCGTTTCTCAGTCTTTCAATTTCATCAGCCTGTTGTTGGTCAGTGCCAATAAAGTTGTTAGAGTACAAATAATGTAGGTGTTTACCTGTTGCGTTATCTCCGTAACCTTGGTATTTTAAGTAAGCTAATTCTGGTCTAAAAGAAGCTGTATGACTACGTTTGTATACAGTAGTTGTTAAATTGACTATGTTTATCAAACCAGAAGAAGGTGAGAAATAGTCAGATGCTCCTATACAATATTTTCCTGTTCTTGCAAACGTATTTGATAAATCTAACAGGGTAAAAGCAAATACCATGTTTTCTTGTTTTTGTAGAGTAAATGATGAAAAATTGCCTCTGTAATACCCAATAGAAGATGATATATTATTCAGGATATCCCAAAAAGGAGTACCTTCGTAGTTAACATCAGTGTACAACGAAGATATTACTGTTGAGGCTATCGCATCAGCTTTTGTTTGGATAAGTTTGACAGAAGCTTCTTTTTGTTTATCAAAGGAAGTAAGTAATGTTGGATTATCTGTGAAGTATTTATTACCAGTGTCTTGATGGCTGTGATTGAAAATAAATCTACTCTGAACTGGAAATCCGTATTTTGTATCTGTAAATCCAAGTTCAAAATCACGTAGCATAAACAATCTGACAGCCATATCTATTACAGGCATAACAGCGGCGGTAATTTTCCTTGTAATGGCCATTTTTCTCGCCGCTTGTTTTGCTAATGATGTTTTTGTTAGAACTAACAGCTTTTTATCCTTATTTTTCAAAGGAATATATCTGTTATTAATAACTTCTGTATCCGATACTACAGATTCGCGTTTAAGAGCGAACTCTGCTTTTCTAAACTTCTCAATGTCTTGTGTATTTCCATCAGCATATATTTGCTTAAGAGAATCCACAAACTCTTTGTTAATTTCTACATATTCCTGAACTCCACAAGCTCTGGTAAGTTTAGTAGTATCTAAATTATTTTCATTTAAGAAAACAAAAGAATTACCACCAGATCCATAACTTCTTGAAGATTGCGCTAACGAAAATAACGCCGATGTATTCATTGTACTACGTAAAGCTTCGTCAATTGCGTTACTAAAATTAGATGTTCCATTTCCATTGGTATTTAATGGAGATTGATTTCCATTTCCAAATAACACATATGCTGTGTTATTTATGTGAGCAAATCCGTTTAAATTAACGTAGTCAGCGCTTACTGTTATACTTGCATTATCTTGTGTCCAATCAAACGAATTACTTAAACTTGACATATTAAGTCTATAAGTAGAGAGGTATTCATTTGTAGAATTTATTAAATCAGTAGGTACTTTAAGAGGTTCCTCCACATATTTTTTAACAACTTCAGTAGGAACATTAAAAGAAAGATTATTATATACATCAGTCGCTTCATCAGGAGTCGCTTGGGCTAAACTGTTATTCCTGAGCATATAAGAATTAACGGCTAAAGCTAAATTATGCAAAGTTCTATAGGAACTTGCGCTAATAACTCTGCCCTTATATATATTTAGAAACATTCCTGAATGAATTGTTTCAAGAAGTGACGAATACTTAAAATTAGCTGCAGAATACATATCACAAGCAGTATTACCTCCAACATTCTCATAAAAAATAGAGGATATTTTAGATAACGCTGGCATAAATAAACTATTAACACAATAACTTGAATAAACTATAGGAGTATTGTATATTGTGTTTGATCTACTGCGTTCATCCAAACATTTAGAACCTGCTGGAATATCACAGTAAATATAAACTTTTAATGGAGTTTCTACTGTAAGAAAATCATCTAAAATAATTTCAGAACCAGCGTGTAGTTCTTGAAATAATTCGAAATAGTTTTCTACAGATTTAACCTTTAATGCAGGTGTTTTTAATCTTTTAACTACATCGCGTCCAAAAAGAAGCATAATTTCATCTTCTAAAAGGACGCGATAATCCAATTTAAAATTACCCATTTATTTTTCCTTGTTGTTCATTCGTTCTAACACTTTAGCATTGTTTGACATAAGAAAAGGAGTAATGTCAAAAAATGCGAAGTTAGCCATTAATAGCTTACTCGTAGCGATTTTAGGATACGCAACTTCAACGGAAAATCCTTGCGTGAAGAACCCGGCAATAACTTCATACCAAGCGGCTGAACCATTCACGAAAATGATGTCAGTAAGCGCAGGGTTGACAGTAAGGTTGCCTTCCGAATCCTGTAACGAAGAAGCTACGTTATGCCAAATAGCATCAAGAACTGGCGTCATATCCTCTGATTCCCTGTTATACGAAACACGAAGAGGAGTCCATCCGAACTTCGTAAGACGCTGAACGAACTTCTGATTACTTTGAAGCTGATCCAACGATTTGGCTGTATTGTTTGAAATGTCCTGTTGAGACACTACGTATGCTTTGAGCAAAGTGCGGTCTTCTCCAACAAGATAATTGAGCAAATCCTGATAATCTACACGAAGCTTGCCATAAGTTCCTTCATTTGATTTAATCCCGTGGTTCATAGTACCAGTGAGATTGGCCAAATTACAAACGACGATGCAGTTACGACTCATTAGAGTCTCCTTTAATTTAGATGGTTGGTGATGATTCTTCACATATTTTGTAGTGAAGAAAATTGAGTGCTTGTTTTTTTAATGCTTCTTTTGGTTCAATAGAATTAGTAATAGGTTGTTGAGATAAAATATAACTTAACGTTTTAGCACAATCTTGCACATAATCCCATGGTTTAGACGCTTGTTTGAATGTAGAAAGTATGATTTCGTAGTTATCCTCCAAAGTAGATAGTAATTCATCTGTTTTTAAATATTGTAACGCTATAAAGTATAACCGCATTGTGTTGTATAAATTTTGGTATAATATAGACATCTGCGCTGAACTACTATAATAATGGTAATCCTTACTTTTAACTTGTATTTCGTGTATAGCTTCCAACACACACTTTACTACATGATATTTAGATGGTTTGTACTCTTCTTTTTTGGAAAAGAAGAAATCGTCAAAATCCTTTGTTTTTAGCATGATATTTTTTTCTTCTAAAAACATAGATAAAAATGGATCTGTGGATGACGCAAACTTAAAATTACAAAACCTTGCTATATTACTAATGACCACTGTATTAATGTTGGATAGTAAAGTTCCGTCTAATTCCGTTGTATCATAAGCCTTATCTTCTAAATAGTGCCCAACTAAAAACGAATGAGCCTCTGTTCCTGAAATTACTGTCTCGTTTATTACATCTAATGACATTCCACTGACATAAGATTGTAGCAAGAGAGGTATTTTTGGAGTAAATACTATATGAAGATTATATTTAATATCACCAGCCGCAGAGTTGCACGGTTCTAAAATAGCGTATTCTACTGAAATGTTTGAAATCCTATTTAACACTTTAAGATAAGTTAATATCTTATCGTTCATTTGTTAT